ACTTTCTTTTTTATGGTTCCATCCTCCTGTTCAATTTCAGTCGGCGTCCCTTTCCACTGAGGGTCTCCTTTAACCTTTTTAATGTGGTGTTTTTTGTATGCTAAAATAACACACTCCTTTGGGTTATAAATATATGGTGAGCTTGGACTCATCCAAGATCCCCATGCTGTTGTCTTACTACGATGAGGTGATTCTTCTTCCAAATCTACGATTCCGAAGAACCCAAATCCAATTTCTTTCATTATTTGCCACATCTCCGACACAAAGAAAATTCTTCCACCTTTTTTTTGTCTATTGATTTCATAAGGAATGTTAAGGGCAATTCGTCCATCGTCCTTTAATAGATTATATGCTTCGGTTAACCAATTCTTAGCAAATACCAAATATTCATCAAATGGTACATCGTCTTCGTGTACATCATAATCAATACCAACACCATAGGGTGGGCTAGTAACAATTAAGTCAACACTACCTTCTGGTAATGTTTTCATCACCTCAATACAATCCCCATTTAATATTTTTCCTGTTTCTATCATTTTTTCTCTAATGTATTAATGTGATGCACCAAATACCACAACGCCTTTTTAAGGTCTTGTAATTCTTTATCTTTTTCTTTTTTTCCAGCTCTTGAAATATACTTTACGGTATTTCCAAGTGAGAATCCAAGATTCCAAGCATCTATAACTTTAATTGCTTCATATGGGTTTGTTTCTCCACCATAATGGCTTGGGTGGTTAACCTGTTCTTTATTTTCCATAAACGCCCAAATCAATTAAATAACTCCTTACATTTTTCCCCAATTCAGTGTCATTCGGGTATTTTTTTACCAAATCAATAATGTGTTGTGGGTTTAAATTGACTTTTTTGTAGTCAATCTTAGTTGTAGGGTTTTTATAACCATACTCTTTTTCTTGTCTTAACTCGTTCAATCTGTATTTTAGTGTATTCTCCATAATTTTTTACTTAAAAATAAAAATTTACATAGATATTGTCAAATTTCTTTTGCGTTCATCATTGCATTTTTTAATGTTTCGGGTAGTGGGTTGTCTACCTTATTTTCTTTACCATCTAAATATTCTTGTACTACATCAACACCAACTTGTGGTTCAACATTATTTTTAGAACCATTCATTAAATCACCCATTTCATAGTCATCATCATTTCTATACTCACTTAACAATTCATCGTTTGGAATAACACTAGTGAATTTGTCTCTATGCTTACTTCCATCTCCATCAAAGTTCATTTTTAATTTTATCTTATAAATGGCATCTGCGTTTTTAATTGTTTCCATAATTTGGTAAACAATTTTATATGGGTCAGCATTTGAACCAGGTCGTCTATCTTCCAAATAACCTGTCCATTTATCAGCTGTTGATTGTGGAACTCTAATCGATGCCCCTCTATCTGAAATGCCCCAACTGAACTTATCAATTGATTGTGTTTCATATTCACCTGTTAATCTCAAATCATTTTGTGAACCATAGTTTTTAATATTTTCATAATGTCTTGACTCAAAACTTGAAAAGATTGATTTGAAATACTCTTCTCTTTCCCATAGTGTCATATAGTTTTCACCTTCCCTCATTGTTTCTGTTGAGAAGTTTGTGTGAAGTCCTGAACCGTTCCATTCTCCCTGTTGTAATGGTTTTGGGTGTAGTGTAATTTCGTAACCATACTCTTCTGAAATTTTATAAAGGAAATATCTTGACATCCATAAGTCATCCCCTCCTTTTAGTTTCCCTTTTGAGAATACCTGGTACTCCCACTGTCCAAGAGCCACTTCAGCATTTGTTCCAGTAATATCAATACCATATTCCAAACACATATCTGTATGTTTTTCAACAAACTTTCTACCAACTACGTTACTACCAACACCACAATAGTACTTACCTTGCGGTTCTACAAATCTTCTATCGTGACCTAAAATACCTTCACCAAATCCTCTTTGGATAAAATACTCTTGTTCAAAACCTAACCATAAATCTTCTTGTTCATCATTCAATAAACTTCTTGTGTTTGTTTTGTGTGGTGTTCCATCAGGATTCAATACTTCACATAAAATATAAACCGTATGAAGTTCAACGGGAAAAACCGTTGACATATACATTCTAACAGGTTTGAGTAACCTATCTGAATCACCCGTTTCAGCCTGTTTTGTTGATGAACCGTCAAAGTTCCACATTGGTAATTTACTTACTCCTATCGCCAAGGCGTTTTTAATTGATTCGTAATCAACAATCTTTACTTTACTTCTCAAATTTGGTTCGGGTTGATAACCATCAAGCCAAACGTACTCCAACCTAATTTTCATTTTTGTTTTCATTTATATATTTTATAATTTCTTCTTCAGATTTCCCTTGTGTATATAAATCAAACACGTTTTTTGAAAAATCATCGGTAGTAAATATTGCATCAGCATTTAGGTATCTAATAATGTTATGTACATTATTTATTATTCCTTCTTTTTTTAAAAATCTTTTATTGAATCCCATTTGTTTGAAAACATAATAAATCATAATTTATTAGTCAAACTTTTGTTTTTAATTATTTTGGATTGAACCATATAATTCATTATTTTTCTTTTGGCTATTGGGAGTAATGTTTCTTTTAATGGAAATGCGTTATTATGGTTAACTTTAAAAAGTATAAGGTTAGTATGAACCTCTTCTTCTTGTAAATTTTTTATCAGCGGATTTTTGACTTGTTTTATTTTTGTTTCAAAATCTTTTTTGTCACATTCTGCAACTTTTTTTATGTGACATTTTGTTTCAATAACCCCTCTTTTTATTGGTTTTATAATAAATTCATAAAGAAGTGTTTTGTCGTTATATTCCAAATAAAAAAGTCCTTGTTTTTGTTCTATGTTTTTTCTGTTTTGAATTGGGTTGATTGAAACTGTGTCATTAACTATTTCCCAAATTGCCTTCGCATGATTAAAACAGTCAGTTAATTTAGAAGAAGCATATTCAGATATTTTATATATTTCATATAAATCTTCTCCATTCAATTCTTGTAACTGATTAGCATTTAAATCTGATAATAAAATTTCATCATCACAATCCTTTAAAACTCTGTTTAATGTGAGATATTGTTTTTTTTCAACTAATAAATTAATATTTGCTAAATGAAGTGAAATCTCTTGAAATTGTGGGTACAGTTTAAAACTGTTTAAATTTTTTTCGATTTTTTGTAAATAATTTAACAAGACGTATTGTTTGTGTTCCAAATCTATCGGTTCTTGAAATAACCAGTCTGTTTTCATTTAAAATTTTATATAAAAAATAACATAAGAGAAATAATGTGTAAATAATTAATTATGTCTCATTACGTGATACCAAATACCATTAATTTTATATTCATCATCTTTTCCATCATATCCATTCAATATGTGCCCATAACCATCTGACCTTATTACATCTTCCACAACACCATCAACATCTATAAAATCAATTAGTGAATTATTATCAAAACCTCTTTCTTTTAAAATATCTAAAATATTATCTACATTATCATCAACCAAATTATCAATTGCAGATTCTATTTCATCTTCATCATAATCACCTTCAGGGTTCTCTTCAATATCTTCAATAATGTTTTTAGCACCTTCAATTTGTCTATTTATATTATCTTTATCATCTTGACTTAAAGACGTATCTGTTAGTTTTTTTTGTAGATTTGATATCTTTTGTCTAAATACGTTAATTGTCTTTTCTTGTTCATCGGTTAGTGTCTTTGAGACATTATAGTCTTCGGGTTCTTCTCTAACCAAATATTCATAATCATCATAAAGATATCTTCTTGCGGCATCATCATCAATATTATTTTCCCATACCCAAGAGCGGAATGCATCTATTCCAAGTTCATCTACTAAATTTTCTAAATTTTCTTTTGCTGCGTCGTGAATGTCGTCATTATTATAAACTACCCACTCAGATTCAAATTCATCTTCACCCAACCAAGTATATGACCCACCACTTCCATAGTGTTGATAATTTTCTTTATAAATATAATACTTATCTTCTCCTTCTTTTACTATTCCTTCACTTACTAAATGGTTAAATAAAGCCTGTGTTTGATTTGATACTTTTTTGTTATTTTCAATATTCCATTCGTCTTGTTGTCTTAACTCTTCTTGATATTCTATCTTTTTTTGAAGTATCTTTTGTCTTTCAATTATGTACATTTTTGAGTAAAAATAATTAAACCTACCTTTTACTTTGCTCTTATCAAAATAACTAATGTCTGAATGACTAATATCTAAATTACCATCAACATAATCTATTGAGTCTATATTTATGACATTATCATTTTCACCAATATCTAAATCTCCGTCTATAATGATTTTTTTTCCTCTATATTGTTTTAATTTTTTTAGTGCAGAACCGTCTCCATTAACATACTTCAGTAATTGTTTGTATTCTTCAGGATCGATTCTTACAACTTCTTCTTCAGTTTGTTCAATTAATACTTTTCTTATAAGACTCCTCAATGACATATTTTATAAATACTAGTTATTTACAAATGATTATTTTATATTATTAAATATTTATATTAAAACATAAACTTTTAAAAAACTAATCTTATGGGGTGTGGATGTAAAAATAAAAACAATGGTCAACAAACCACTGTACAACAACCAGTACAAACACAACAACAGCAAACAAACGAATCTGTTAAAAGTGTTATTACAAAAGTCGTAGAAAAATATTACACAAAAAAATAATCATATTTGACATTAATTAAGTGTTTAAGGTAATTTTTTTTTTATTTAAACTTATAAAAAAAATAAAAATACAAAACCTTAATTATGAATCTAAAATGTTTTTATAACTACCTAAGTGGTAAAAATTTATGTAATATTTTTGCAGATATTATTGTTAAAGAATTACAAAAAGAATCTCCCGACGTTAAAACTGAAATATCGGTAATAAACGTTGGGAATTTTTTTGTTGTTAAGGGTAGGACAAGTTCCAACAAGATAATTAATATAACTGATTTACTTACTGACTACCTTTCTAATTTACCAAATGGTGTGTCAGAAAATCTGAGAGTTATTGACACTATACTATATGACTCTTCTTTTTCATTTAACTACCTTATGTTAAATGAGACTTTTGAAAAAAACTCATTTTATGATGCCTTCACTGAATTTGTTAATAATCACAGTTCAAATAATTTATTTTTTAATTGTAAATTAGATGAACAAAATTCAACAATATTGTTTGACTGTGACGATAAAGATAAGGATGTTGTAAAAAACTTGATAACTAAAAAATTTAGTGATTTTAAAATATTAAAATCAGATTTTTCAAATGAAACATATGTCTCTGATAGGTTTTATGGTTTGTCTATGAATTTTGAAAAACCTTACCACTTACTTTTACGTTATATTAAAAACCACTTGTTTCAAAAAGGTATTTCATCAAAATTACATATTGGTATAAATTCTGACTCATTTTATGACAGTATTGATAATAATAACGTAAATGTTAATTTATCAGGAAGTAAATTAATCGTTAATGAACCTTGGTTAGAATCCTTGATACTGGATGTCTTTCCATTCAAATGTGACGAAATTATAGAAAAATTAGATTTAATGAATTGTGATTTATTAAATGATATAAAATCACCAATAAATAATGAATCTTCTTGGTTAAAATTAGACTTGATGTCAGA